ATACAACAGGATCAGCTGCAACTCTTACAACAGCAAGAACTATTGCTGGTGTATCATTTGATGGTAGTGCCAACATAGCAATTGCATCAACAGACTTAACAGATGTAACATCAACAGCTGCAGAATTAAACTTTAATGACGGAGTAACTCTTGGTACTGCTATCGCTTCTAAAACTGTTACAACAGATTCAAATAAAGACACAACAGGTCAAAGAAATTTAACTATTACAGGCGAACTTGATGCAGCTACTTTAGACATTTCAGGTGATGCAGATATTGATGGTACTCTTGAAGCAGATGCTATTACTATCGGTGGAGTATCACTAGCAGAAACTATTTCTGATACTGTGGGTGCCATGGTTTCATCTAATACAGAGACAAATATAACAGTAACATATCAAGATGCAGATAATACCTTAGACTTTGCAATCGGCACACTTAACCAAGACACAACAGGTTCAGCTGCAACTTTAACAACTGCAAGAACAATCGCTGGTCAATCATTCGATGGTTCTGCTAACATAGCAATTGCATCAACAGATTTATCAAATACAAGTGCGATTGCATTATTAACAGCATCGCAAACAATGACTAACAAAACATTAACATCACCACAAATCAATACACAAATAGATATGTTAGCAAGAGCAGAAATGAGATTTCAAGATGCAAGTGGTGGACAATACGTTGCTTTAGAAGCGCCGGCAACTGTATCAAGTAATGTTACATTTACTTTACCATCAGCTGATGGTGATGCAGATCAAGTAATTGTTACAGATGGTTCTGGTGCTTTATCTTTTGCAGATGCAGGTGGTGGAGCTGGTGGATTTAGTGCCTCAACAATTGTAGTTGCACCAGGTCAAGCAGGTGACTTTGCATTAACTAAAACAAACAATGCTGGGGATGAAGAGAGTGGTTTTGAAACAGGGGCAACAGATGTCTTTGGAGTTGCAATTGGATCAGTATTTGATCTTATGGAACCTGTCGGGGCCGGCGGAACAACTACTGATTTTGGAGCATTCTAATACTTATAAATAGAGAATAAGGACAAAAATATGACAAGATATAGCAAAACAATGACAGAGAGTTATCAAGAAGTAGTTGAAAAACTAAAACCTTCTGATGGCGCTGGTGCATACGTTAAAGATTTTAAAAAATCTGATGCTCCACAATTCAAAGGAAAATCAGATGACAAATTAAGAGACATGGCAATCGCAGCATATCTTGACGACAAAGAAGAAAACATGCAGATTGAAGGTAAGTATTTAAAATATTCAAACTTACTAATGAAGAAAGCAAAAGAGATGCAAGCAATCGACAAAGCTCAAAACAAGTCAAAGGTTGCAAATCCCTCATTAAATGCTATTAAAGAAATCGACAAAGAAATTGAAAAAGAAAAAAAGAAATTAGGAATAAAAGAAGAAGAAGATAAAGACATTGAAGAAAAAATGATGGATGCTTACGCAGTTAGATATCATCTTCAAGGAAAAGGCAGATTGGTTCAAGCATATAAAACAAAACCAGATGCAGAAAAAAGAGCAAAAATTTTAAAGTCAATGGGTGGAGTAAAAGATGTTTCTATCACAGGCCCACATAATCTAAACATGAAAGAAGACATGTCTAGATATTATGATGACACTATGTTAGGTCTAGGAAAACCTAAAACATACAATCCTAGAAATCAAAAGTTTGAAGATTATATACAAGAACTTAAAGACGATATTAGCGAAGCAAAATTTGAAGTTAAAATCAAAGGCTTAGATACAATGTTTATTGATGCATCATCAGCTGGAACTGTCAAAGCAAATCTTAAGAAGATGTTAAGAAATCCTAAAGACATTGAGTCAGTAGAAAGAATAGCACCAACAGATATGAAGAAAGCATTAAGAAAAAAAATTGCTGGTAAAGAAGATGATGGTATATCAAAAGCACCACACATTCAAGCTCAAGAAGGCAAAAATAAAAAAATTCTAATATCTAAAATTAAAGATAAGAAAATTGAAAAAGATATAATGATGATGGTTAAACAAGGTAACATGAATATTAGTCTATCAAAATCATCTAAAGGTGTTCAAGCTGATGGTGATGTAAAAGATATATTGAAATTAGTTAAAGGGTTAAATAATAAACATATGAGTAAAATTATCAATCCTAGTAACCCACCATTTGAAATTAAAATGGAAGATATAAACGAACAAAATAAAACTGCTTACGAAAAATATACAGGAGTTAAAAATCCTATTACAGAAGGTAGAAGATCGAATTATGCTTCAGACGATGAGGATGAAGAGGGAGCAAACAAGAATATTATTATGCAATTAAGAAAGTCACTTAATTTGAGAAATATGTATGATGTAGTATTTGATGACGGAAAGAAAGTGAAAGTTAAAGAACCAGTAGCAAGAGCAGCTATTGAAATGCATTCACGATTTAGACTATCAAGAGACAAACTAGCGTTTCAAAATAAGATTGGAAAGTCTTATAGAGACTTATTGAACGCATTAAAAAAAGGATAAAACTATGAATAATAAGGATATGGGAAAGAAATATTTTGAAACAAGAAAAGATAGTCTCGAAGATTCAGTAAAAAACATTTTCGGAAATACTATCAGTTCAGAACAAAATAAATTCAACGAGGCAGCTAAAGCTGCAACAGATGCTGGCAAAGAATACTTTGTAGTAAATGGATTACAACACAAAACACCAGTTGCAGAAGCAAAAGAAGTTGCTAAGGAAATAACTGACAAACAAAAGAAACTTCCTAAAGCATTACAAGCTGCAATCAAGAAAAAAGAAGATGGTGAAAAAGAAGTACCAAAAGGTTCTCACAGAATGCCTGACGGTAGTATCATGAAAGATGATGATAAGTCAATGAAAGAAGACAGTCTTGATAAAGTAAATCCAAAAGCTGTTAAGAAAAAGTTTGATGACAGAAAAGACAAAGACATTGACAACGATGGCGATGTTGATTCTTCTGATAAGTTTTTACACAAAAGAAGAAAAGCAATTTCTAAAGCAGTAAAGAATGAAGAGAAATCAATTGTTGATATTCAACAAGAGAAAAATCTTTCTATGAGAGAAATGCTAGCTAAGATTTGGGGAATAGACGAAGGTAAGTCACCTTTTGCAACGGAAGATAAAGCACCTAAAAAGAAATCAGGTAAAACTGAATCAGGTGAAAAGGCGACTGAAGTTAAAATTAACCCAGAGCTTGCACCAGTAGTACAAACTCAAATAGTGCCGAACGCAGACAGATAACACAATGAAAACACTTAGTGACTTAACGATACTAAGTGAATCGACATTACCTGAAATCTATTGTGATATGGATCAGGTCTTATGTGATTTTCTTAAGGGAGCTGACGATGCAGTCATGGATAAATTCGTGACTTTCGACAAAGGTTCTCGTTGGGATGTGATCACAAAAATGGGTAAGAAGTTTTGGGCAAATCTAGAATGGATGATTGGTGGAAAACAACTCTACAAATTTATATCTAGATATGATCCTAATGTACTATCTGCTTATTCTGACAAAGATGCTAACGGATCAAGACAGGGTAAGATGCAATGGTTAAAAAAGAATACTAAGTTTAAACGAAGTAAAGTACACTTAGTATTGAGAGAACAAAAGAAAAAATTTGCCAAAAATAGTGATGGCAAACCTAATATCTTGATAGATGACTATCAAAAAAATGTTATTGAATGGGAAAGAGCAGGCGGAATTGGAATAATCCATAAGAGTACACCCTTTACTATTCAAGAATTAAAGAAATTAGGGTTTAAATAATTATAAATAAACATATAAAAGATAAAAAAACAAGGAGATCAATATGAGTTTATGGGGAAAAACAACTGACGCCGCTGACAGGCCTAAGTTTTTACCAAAAGATTCGAATGCTTCTGGCTCAATGGGCGCAAGAGAAAACGCAATTGCAACAGCAGGTGGATGGGCTTTATCGCCTGGTCTTGCTGCTTCAGGCAACGATAACCCTAATGCTCAACCAGAACTTCTAATCTGTTTAAAAAATTTAGCAACAGTCTTTGGATCAGCAACTGTTAAATCAATCGATTGGACAGACGGAACAGTAGGTAATGTTGGAACATTTGACATTACAGTTACTTTCGATGAAGCAGTAGATATAACGTCTGCCGCTTGGAGTGCTAACCAAACAATAACAAACAAAGCTTACATCCTACTTTCTAGAATAGGCAAAACAGACATGGTAGAAGACTCTACTATGGCATGTATGTACTATGCTGGTACAGGTACTAACCAAATTACTTTCAGAGGAACTGCTCAGACTAACGCTGCAACAGGATACTTAGGATTTAATGGTGGTGCTCAAGGGGATACTGCTGATAATTCTGTATGTATTATATTTGACGGATCATCAACCGCAGCTGAAGAAGACGGAAATTCTGTTCTATCAATTAGATTAGAATCTGGCACAACTGGCTACGATGCGAATGTACCTTCAAAATTAGTACTAGATACAGCTGCAGACGCAGGTGACGAAATACTTGCAGAGTCAATTGACTTTGCCGTAGAAGGTGATGATAACGCAACAGATATTACTGGTATCGCAAGAACTGGTGAAGTCGCAGGCGGTAACATCTTACTTGAACAAGGCGCAAACGACACAGGTAGAGATACTTTAGTACAAGATACAGCTGCTAACGTCAATGAAAATTTTGACTTAGAAGACACTACAACAGCTGGTATCGCTGTACACACACAAGCTGGATCAACATCTGGTTCTGCAACATTAGTACTTGCAGGTGTGGACGTAGCGGCCGCATAATACTAATTACTTCTCGGTTGTTGAGATTAACCCTTGACAACCGAGTATAAATAGTATATAAATGAAAACTTATAATTAAAGGAGTGAATATTTTATGAGTACGATAGAAGCAAAAAAAATTCAAAATCGTCTAGAAAAACTTGACGGAGATATTAATAATCTACGACAAGCAATTCAAGATTTTGATAGAAAGAAGTTAGAAGCAGTTGCACAGTTAAACGCCGTTCAAGGTGCGAGACAACAATGTCAACAATTTCTAACGGAAATCAAATCTGATAATGAAAATGCTTTAGTGAATGACCCTAACACCCAACTAAAAGATTTAGGTGGATTAGGCGAAGACCCTAAAAGCAAATAAAGTGATTGTGTCATCTGGCACAAGTAATATCCCCCTCTTATTAGCAGGGGTTAACATTAACAAGGAGACCTTAAATGGCTGACAAAAAAATCACGGCGTTAACTGACCTTTCAACAGGTATAGCTGGTGCTGACTTACTACACGTTATCGATGATCCAGCTGGAACACCGATTAACAAAAAAGTTAGTGTAACTAACTTCATCAACAACCTACCATCTTTCATTGGATTTTCAAATTCAGTAGAAGACATTTCAGACGGTACGCAAACTGCTATCTCTGTATCTACAGCTTTAACTTTACTTCAAACTGCTGGTTCAAACGCAACTACACTTGCTGACGGAACTGTTGTAGGACAAGTAAAAATTATCGTTCACGATACTGACGGTGGTTCAACTGTTTGTACACCTGCAGACCCTATGGGTTATGCTGATCTTAACTTTGCAGCAGTAGGTGATACTGCAACATTGCTTTGGTCTGGTACTAAATGGGCTGTCTTAGCTACGCATAATGCGGGTTCTGATAGTGGTATTGTTGACATCGCTAACTAATAATTAGACGATCAATAATTACTATGAGTGGGGCTTCGGCCCCACTCTAATAAATGGGAAAAGGAAGACATGAAAACATTTAAACAAATAAACGATTTACAAGAATCAGGCGTAGGTCCACATTCTCAACCAATGAGTATGGATGGTAATATGAATATGGCCGCTCTTGAAAATCCTCAAGTAGTTAGAAGTTTAAACACATTCGTTGGCGCTATCGCTAATCAACCTTATGAATTACCAGAACAAGCAATTGCAGCTCTTAGAGAAAAACTATCAAGAGTTGGATTAGAGTTTGAACCAACACCAGCAATGACTGAAAAAAAAGGATCGTTTGATCTTAAAATGTCTCTGTTTGGTGGAAGATTTGGTAAGGATGAGAACACACCTTTTAATGAATTTTTAAAAGATGATGGTATTTCAAATAAAGTAGAAGGTGGATTATCACTTAAGCTTAGTTATGAAATGCTTGAGAACAACGCTTGTAAAATAACTGCTTCTATAAGTTAATTAACTTAGAAAGTAACTCGTATGTACGAGAATATAACAAGTGAAAACATAATGATGTTCGCTATTAAGAATTATAATAATTCTCAAGCGGGTGGCGAAGAAGAGTTTTATGATGACCTGAAAAGGATCAAGTACATCAAAAGATTATTCAAGCGATATTCTGAAACTAAAGAGTTAAGAGAACGTTTATTATTAAATCATTTCATAGTCCTTAAAAATATGTTTGGCGCTGATGCAGCGATAACATTGCTCCTATTTAAAATTGAAAAAGAACACTGGTCTTTATTAAAGACTTTTTTAGTGTATCTAAATATGTTAAGAGAGAACGAATTATCAGATATAGAAGTTGATAATGAGGTTCTTACAAAACTAGAGGCATTGTAAAATGGGAAGAGCAGTAGATTTATTTGTAACGTATAGATTTCTAAAGTTGTTAACTACACCTTTTGAAAAACAAGATGCTTACAAACTAGGCGTCATAGATAAAAACGGCAACAGAATTAGAAAAGAAAAATCAACGCAAGTTGAAGTAGAATTAACAACAAGTCAGTTGAAAAATTCATACACAATCCTACACAAATTAGTATTCAATATCAAAAAGATATTTCAGAAAGTGCCAGGTCTTAGAACTAAGGTTGGTACATACGCAGCATCATTATTCTTATTAAAAGACACTTTCAAAGAGGGTATGGAAGACCCTCATATGTTTGAAAAGGAGTTTTTAAACTATCTTGCTGAGCAAGGAGTAGAATTAGATGGCTCGATTTCAGAGAACGTGATAGGGTTTGGGGAACTATTGCCAAAAGGAAAGTATCGTCTAAAGCAAGATATCCTAAATAAAGAAGAGGAAGACTTGACAGCTAAAAAGGGTGATGTTGTCATCGCATACGAGGACGAAACACCAACGGACACGGTTCTAGGAGTCGATATCTTCCCTGTGGTTCATGAAAAATCACAAGAAAAAATATACATATCTTTAGAAGATATAGAGGAAACAAAATGAAGAGATTTAGTCAGTTAATGAAACGTGGTCAAGTTAAAGTTGGCGATGCATACAAAGAAGACATGTCAAAATTTTACAATGACCCTAAGATGGGTATTGGCAAACCAAAAACTTACAACGTAAAAACTCAATCGTTTGATGAAGACGCACCAATGAATGCGGCAGGCGCTGGTAATGTTGCAGGTATTGGAGTTGGACCTGATGGTGAACCAGGTGTTCCACCTAAAAAGAAAAGAGAATTAGATGCTCGTACTAAAAAGTTTAAAGAGTTTTATACTAAACTTGAAAGAACTAGAAAGATGAGAGCAGAAAGAAAATCTAGATTAGCTGCACAAGCAACTAAACAAATGGAAGATTTTAATCACGAATATACTTTAGTTGAAAATAATATTCAAACTATAAAAGATATTGTAAAGAAAAAACAAAACAAACCTGTTAAGTTTAAAAATGGATCAATGAAAGTTGATCTATACACAGCATCAGCAGTTGCTCAAGTTTATGATAAAGTTAATACAGCAAACAGAGCAAAGATTGATAAAATGATTAACGGAACAAAACAGGATTTTATGAAAATATCAAGTGCCATATTTGGAATGCTTGGAAAAAAATAGGGGTAAATAAATGGAATTAATAATAACACTAGCAATAAAATTTTGGATGTGGTCAATACTAATAGCGCTCATTCTTATGGGTTGGATTATCAATCTATTCGATAAAAAAATTGATGGTAGAGTTAATTTCAGTTACGAAGATTATCCTCAAATGCAACCAATTAAAATTTCTACAAAAGGAAAAGGATTCTTTGGTGCAATTAAAATGTGGATGTTAGGTTCAAGACAATGGACTATCACAAAGAACTTTGAATTTTCATTAGGAAAAGACGCATATGTTATTCCAGCTGGATTTCAGTTTGATGGTGCTAGTATTCCTAAATTCTTAAGATCATTTTTATCACCAGTAGGTGTATTACTAATTGGTGGACTAGTACATGATTATGCTTACAAGTATGCATGTTTAAATCCTGTAAACAAAAAGAAAGCTTTGTTGTTATTAGATCAGAAAAAAGCAGATCAAATTTTTAGAGATATTAATATCGAAGTAAATGGTTTTTTCTTATTAAACTTCTTAGCATATTGGGGTTTAAGAGTTGGTGGATTTATGGCATGGAACGGACATAGAAAAAGAAACATAGAACTTAAAAGATAATGAAAAAATTTAAAGAATATACTAATAACATAGGGGGCGTAGCTCAAGCATATGGAGTAACTATTCCTACTGGCGATCTTAGAACTGAACCTCTAAATGCATCAAAACAAGATGAAAAATATCTTAAACAACTTAACAAGGCATTAGAAGATGATTTAGGTAAATTATATAAAAGTTATTTCAGTAATAAACCAAAAGATACTGTAACAAAAATCAACATGGTTAGAAAAAAATTAGGTCAAAAACCCTTGACAATATCCAAATAATCTGTTATATTTAACAGATGAAACTCAAAGAATATATTAAACAAGACTATGTTAATAATTTAGATTATTACAAAGACACTATTAAATATGCTGACTTAGACCAATCTGGTTGGACTAACTTAGGAAGAGTAATAACACCAGACATTGAATTTCTTAAAATGATTACAACGGATGAGAGATCAGACGGACATAATAATGACAATGTTTATACATATGGAAAACATCCTGAGCTAACAAAGTGGGGATATGATTTATTTCCAAATGTAAGATTACAAGATTGTAGAGTGCAACTTCAAAAGCCTGGTGATAAAGTTGATCCACATGTAGATACATTGATAGGACATATAGGAAATTGGATCAAAGAAGAACCAGAACTAGGTGAATTAGAACACTCACTAGAAAATCCAAATGAGAATCTTAAAGCAGTAAGATATTTTATTGGTGTCGAAGATCGTATTGACGGACAAAACTTTGTGATTAATAATAGACAATGGATTTGGAAGTCAGGCGATGTAATATCTCTAAATGTTTGGAGAGGTCTACACTACACAGAAAATACGAGTAATGTAGATAGATATATAATAAAGATAACAGGTATAGAAACATCTATACAATAAGGAGAAACAAATGAAACAATGGATCACTAGCAGATTAAAAGAAAGAACTACAATTGATGGTGCAGTACTAGTAGGCGCTGGAGTTGCGTTCTTAATTTTTAAACCAATAGCAGCTATCGTTGCATATGTTGCCATAGGATATGGCGCTTGGACTATTTGGAAGAAAGAGAAATAGTTAATGTTTTCATCAATAAAAATATTTTTTATTGGCATAATCGCCACTGCTGTAATTGGTGGTGGCTTTTATGTTATGAAACTAAGAAGTGATAATGCTATTCTACAAGCAAATCAAATCAAACTTGAAGAGGCGATGCAAGATCAGAAGGCAGTTATCGAACAACAAAAGAACGACTTTAAACAGATACTTAAGGCTAATCAAAAACTCAACGAAACAAACAATGTTTTGAAATCAGAGTTTCAAGCCTTAGATAAAAGATTTAATAAAAAGGGCAGAGACTTTGGTTATCTTGCGTTGAATAGAACTAAAGCTGTGGAAAAAATAATTAACAAAGGAAGTGCCGATGCGAAACGTTGCGTAGAAATAGCAATGGGTGCTACCTTAACTGAAAAGGAACAGAATGCTACTAAGAAATCAGAGATCAATTCTCAATGTCCTAGTCTCGCTAATCCTAGTTACGTTGCTCACTAGTTGTAGTGGTGTAAAAAGATTAGATATATTTAAGACAGAAGTAAAAAGAGAACCACTTAATCTTCCAGCACCAGACCCTGTATTGCTAGAAGACTTAAACTTTATTATTATTACTTCTGAAAATACAGATGAAGTATTTAATAAATTAAAAGAAAAAAATATTGATCCTGTATTATTTGGGCTAACAGATAACGATTATGAAACACTTGCTAAAAATTTCGCACAAATACGAGCTTATATTATAAAACAAAATATAACCCTTGAACAATATAAAGAATACTACGAATCTGAAACAAAGAAGAAAGATAAATAGTAGATAGCAATCAAGAGGAACTATGATGAGCGATCTTCAAACAGACGTAGAAATACTTAAAAAAGAACTTAAAGATATGAAGTCTATTCATAGACGATTAGATAATGCTATCGAAAAGATAACAGATGTATCATCATGTATTAACAAGATGTTAGCAGTACATGAAGAGAAGATTACTAATCAAGAAGATAGTATTACAAACACAAACTTTGTTGTCGAAAATAGAAGACAAGAGTTTAGTGAAGATATAAAAGATATTCATTCTAGAATTACTAGAAACAATGAAGAACTACTAACTCAATTATCAAATCAACATACCACATACAACACAGAGTTGACTAGTTTAAAAACTGAAATGATGCAAAAAGTGGGAACACTAGAGAAGTGGCGTTGGGTTATGATAGGGGCTTCAATAGTAATTGGATTTGCCTTACATAAAATGATGAATTTTCAATTAATTATCTCTTGACAAACTGATACAAACCCTATATTATGATAGCTATGGATAATGCTTATTACAAAACATTACAGCCACTAATAGATAGTGGACACATGCAGGCTGCAATAGATGGTACATACAAATTTCCTAAAGGTGTTAATCTTTTCCCTGGCATTAGCTGCATGTTCGAGTGTTCGTTTTGTGGACGAAACTACGATGCCAGACACCCCAAATATAATTATTTTTACGAAAGACTTTTAGATCAAGACCCAAAAGATAATCCTTACAGATACAATATCTCTGGTGGTTTAGAACCATTAACATACCATGAGATTGATAGACTATGTAAAGACTTGTATGATAGAGGATTTAAATCTAGACTTGTCACTAATGGTTTTTTACTTACAAAAAAGAATATAGAAAAGAAACCAAATCTATTAACACTAGATCATATTCGTGTGTCATTATACGGCTACACAAAAGAACAAACTTACTTGACAACCAAACACCCAAAAGGATATGATGTTGTAAAAGAGAATCTAACAGACTATAATAAATTAACAAACAAACCACCTTTACATATTAACCATGTTTTATTACCAACAGACTTTGATAATATGAAAAGTTTATTAACTTACATAGATGATATAGGAGGTGTGGATACTTTATCACTAAGAGAAGATTTTTCTTTTCAATACCCTATTAACGACAGGAATCGACTACAAGAAAGACTTCTAGAGTTTGATGAAGAAATAAATAAGAGATCGGTGAAAGTAGATTACGGATACGCCTTACAGCAGTTGCTAGAGGGAAAGATCGTGAACTTAGTACGAGTTAATCATAAACAATTAACACGCACACAGACGCCTCAAGTACGAATAGCAATTGATCCTAAAGGTGATATCTATTCATATTTTGAAGCTGCTTTTATAGACAGAAAAAATTCAGAAAGGCATATCTTAGGAAATGTTATCAACTCTTCAATTGAAGAACAACTCAAAAACGTAAAACAAATAGAACCAGAGGAAGGCGACATCGATTTTTTAGATGCGTTTAACCATGTGTTAGAAAGTTACAAATGGACGAAATTACAAGAAACGAACCAGTAATAAAATTCGAAAAAACTATTGCCGAATTTTTTGGCGCACCATTTGGTGTTGCTACTGATTGTTGTACAAACGCTTTAGAATTATGTTTTAGATTAGATATGATGCAAAGAGGTAGCACAGTAGTTATTGCTAAAGTACCTTACTATACATACCACTCTATTCCAATAATGCTTGACAAGGTTGGGCAAGCTTGGAAGTGGGAAGATAACCGATGGGAAGGTTATTATAATTTAACACCAGACATCATAGATGCAGCTGTCTTTTGGAAACAAGGTGGGTATCAACCTGGCACAAAAATGTGTATTAGTTTTCAAAGAACAAAACATCTATCCACAGATAGAGGTGGAATGATTCTACTAGACAACGAAGAAGATGCTTCGATGCTGAGAAAAATGGCATACGATGGTAGAGCAAGAACAGATGTAGCATGGTGGAAACAAGAAATAGATGTAGTTGGTTATCATTATTATATGTCACCAGCAAAAGCAGAAATGGGAATGAAAAATTTTGAAGCAGTTAAAGACATGCAAGTGAAGAAAAAAGATTGGGATTATTATAGGAGAATAGATAATTATCCTATATTCAAAAAGAAATAACCCTTGACAACCACTTAAAAGTGTGGTATTATATTCATTATGTATCTAGAACAAAAGTATCTATTATTGGCGTCATCCCAACTAGGAATGTTTAAAAAGAAGAGTAATACACTCTTTAACTTTAGATGCCCTTACTGTGGTGATTCGCAAAAAGTAAAAACAAAGGCAAGAGGATATGTCTTTGCAAAAGATAATAGTCTTATCTATAAATGTCATAACTGTGGTGTTGGTGCAAACTTACCTAACTTATTAAAACATCTTGATCCTAAACTTTACAATGAGTTTATGACAGAAAAGTTTAGAGAGCAATCACCTGAAGACCGAGTTGTTACAGATGTTCTATCATCTAACGTTAAAGAATTATTAAAACAATCACAATCACAACTAAGATCAATCAAAAAGATATCTCAACTATCACCAGAACATTCTGCTAGAAAGTTTTGTGATATGCGAATGATTACTAATAACAAACACTACTTGTTATATTACACTACACACTTTTTTAAATTTGTTAACACCCTTGTTGATAATAAGTTTCCTAGCATAGAGAAAGATCACCCAAGATTAATAATACCATTTTTTACAAAAGAAAATATTTTATATGCGATTCAAGGGCGGTCATTAGGAAATGAATTTCCTAAATATATCACTATCAAGATTGATGAAACTCATGATAAACTTTACGGATTAGAAAGAGTTGATATGTCAAGGACGTTCTATGTTGTAGAAGGCCCTATTGATAGTTTGTTTTTAGATAATTGTATTGCAACTGCTCAATCAGATTTAAGAGTATCAGAAAAAGACAACTCTGTCTTGATACCAGATAACGAACCACGAAATTCAGAAGTGGTAAAACAGATTGGCAAGTACATAGATGAAAAGTACAAAGTTGTTATATGGCCGAGTGATATAAAAGAAAAAGATATTAATGAAATGATTCTGTCTGGCAAAACCGAGAGAGATATTAAGGACATCATTGCCCGAAATACTTTTGACGGACTACTAGCGAAGACAAAATTGTCTCAATGGAGAAAAGTTTGACAAAGTATAAAGACCCATTTGGTAGCAAGACATATTGTACAAAACCATTTACAAATATTTTTGCAGATGGTGTTTCACGATATAGATTATGTGCCGATGCTGGAATTACTAAAGAAATCGATGGCATGAGTTTAGAGGATATTAATCCTTTAGATTTTTATTATTCAGAGGGTATGGATAAAGTTAGAGAGAAGATGGTTAGGGGTGAACATATAACAGGATGTGAAGGTTGTTACGAACAAGAAACTAAAACAGGATGGTCATATCGTCAAGATCACCATAGAAAGATTGAACTTTATGGATTAACAGAGTTTCCAAGCACACCATTAAAACCTGGGTACAAAACAAGACAAATTGGAACAAAATGTAATCTTGGTTGTTTTATGTGTCGTGCATATGATTCATCTACAAGAAGAATGGAGTTATCTCAAGCAAACTTATGGGATATGTGGAGAGACTTGGGTATAAGAGAATATGAAAAAGCAAAAGTTAGAAATATTGGTCAAAAAAGACATAAGGAACTACTAAAACATTTAAAAGAAAATGAAAATAAAATACACATGTTTAGAATGTGTGGTGGTGAACCATTACTATCAGATAGAATGTGGGAAATGTGTGATCAAGTTTCAGATGAATATGCTAAAGAAATGTTATTGTTCATTACAACTAATTTAACAACTTTAGATTACAAAGGTCATAGTGTACATAATTTAGCAAAAAAATTTAAAAATTTACAATTAGAAGTATCATGTGATCACTATGGTGAAAAATTAAAATGGATACGATACCCAATAGATGTGGATACTTTTGAAGAAAATTTATATAGAATGAAACCATATATAGATTGTATAATGTGTACGGTAAGCATATTAAACATATTTGACCTAAAGGAAATAGAAGATTATTATATGGATAACTTTGGTATTAAAGTAAATTGGTATGCGCTGTATAGTCCTAGCTCTTTATCAATAAAAAATATACCGAACAAAGATGAGATACCATATATACCAACAGACGAAATTAAAGGCGAGTTAATGAAAGAATGTGTTCCTAGTGAACTTGCCAAAGGATACGAGTACATAAAAAGCCTTGAGGCTCACAGAGGGTTTAGATACCCATCAAACAGATAGGAAAAATAATGAAGAAGCAATACTTAGGAATACAAATAGATTTAAATAGAGACGAATTTCTATCAGACCAGGCTGCAAAATTACTCAAAGATTATTATTGTATTGATGGTGAACCCTCACCACAATATGCATATGCAAGAGCAGCTCAAGCATATTGTTATGGAGATAAAAAACTTGCACAAAGAATTTATGATTATGCTTCTAAAGGTTGGTTCATGTATTCCTCACCAGTATTATCAAACGCACCTCTTCCAAATAAAAAAGCAAAAGCATTACCTATTAGTTGTTTCTTAACTTATGTACCAGATAGTCTTGAAGGTCTTATTGAACATACAAGTGAATTAAGATGGTTGTCTGTTAAAGGTGGTGGAGTTGGTGGACATTGGTCTGACATTAGATCAGTATCAGATATAGCACCAGGCCCAATTCCTTTTTTACATACAGTTGATGCAGACATGACAGCATACAGACAAGGTAAAACTAGAAAAGGTTCTTATGCAGTTTATCTAGATGTATCTCACCCCGATATTATGGAGTTTTTAAGCATTCGTATTCCTACTGGTGATGTTGGTAGAAAGTGTTTGAACTTACATAATGCTGTGAATGTTACAGATGAATTTATGAAAGCAGTACGGACAGATGATCTATGGGAACTGAAAGACCCAAATGATGATACAGTTAGAAGTACAATTAAAGCAAGAAAACTTTGGGAACATATATTAGAAACAAGATTTAGAACTGGTGAACCTTATGTCAATTTTATTGATACTGCAAATAGATATTTACCACAACCATTAAAAGATAAAGGATTAAAGATTAGAGGAAGTAATCTATGTAATGAAATACATTTACCTACTAACGAAGATAGAACTGCTGTGTGTTGTTTATCATCTTTAAACTTAGAACTATATGATGACTATAAAGATACGACAATTGTAAAAGATTTAATTACATTTTTAGATAATGTATTACAATTCTTTATTGACAATGCACCAGACACTTTATATAAATCAAAGTATTCTGCAACGCAAGAAAGATCATTAGGTCTTGGTGCAATGGGATACCATGCATACTTACAAAAGAACATGGTACCATTTGAAGAGTCTGGTAAGATTAACAAAGAAATATTTGAATGGATTAGATCAGAAGCAGATGCTCAAACTCTTGCATTAGGAAAAGAAAAGGGTGAGGCACCAGACATGAAAGGTACAGGAAAACGTAATGCACACTTACTAGCAATTGCACCTAATGCCAATTCATCTATGATAGTATCTACATCACCAAGTATTGAACCACATAAAGCAAATGCATATACGCATAGAACAAGAGCAGGTTCACATCTAATAAAGAATAAATATCTGACTCAACTGTTACAAAAACACAACATGAACAATGCTGAAGTATGGACAGGTATTGTTACTAATAATGGATCAGTACAACACCTAGCATTTTTAACAGATGAAGAAAAGTCTGTATTTAAAACAGCAGTAGAATTGGATCAATTAAGATTAGTTGAACTTGCAGGTCAAAGACAAAAATCTCTAGATCAAGGACAATCATTAAACTTATTTTTCCCAGCAGGTGCATCTAAAAAGTATGTACAAGAAGCACACTTTAGAGCATGGGAAACTGAATGTAAAGGATTATATTATTTAAGAACAGAAGTATCAAATAAGGCTGAAAATATTTCTGAAAAAGTAGCATTAGATAAACTAAAAGACTATTCTGATATCAAAAAAGATGAAGAGGAATGTGTCGCTTGCCAAGGTTAACAAAAACAAAGAAAGAGAAAAAATAAAATGGACGTACAAATATACACAACACCAACATGTGGTTATTGCTTAAATGCAAAGAACTGGTTCAATGAACATGGAATAGAGTTTAGTGAACATAATTTAATAACAGATGAAGAGAAATTAGAATTTTATCAAAGAGTTAATAACGTAGAAGAAAAATTAAATAATCAAAAGCAAGTACATAGTGTTCCTCAAATCTTTGTAAATGGAGAACGTATTGGTGGATTTGCAGCTCTACTTGAAAAGTCAGGTGATATATTAAAGAAACGTGGTGGTGGTCTATATAAATTTTCAGAAGCATACAAACCATTTTATTATCCATGGTCAGTTGAGTTTGTAACTAGACATGAAAAGATTCATTGGATTGAGGACGAAGTTGATTTATCAGAAGATGTAACTGATTGGAAGTCTGGTGCAATGACAGAAGTTGAAAAAGATTTTATTACAAACGTATTAAGATTGTTTACACAATCAGATGTTGCAGTAGGACAAAACTATTACGATCAGTTTATTCCTAAGTTTAAAAATAATGAAATAAGAAATATGCTTGGTTCGTTTGCATCAAGAGAAGGCATTCATCAAAGAGCATATGCATTACTTAACGAAACACTTGGTCTACCAGATGAAGAGTTTCACACGTTCTTACAGTATTCAGAAATGACAGACAAGGTTGACTTCATGATGAATAGTGATCCTAGTACTAAAAGAGGAATGGCATTAGCATTAGCAAAATCAGTATTCAATGAAGGTGTATCTTTGTTTGCATCATTCATTATGCTTTTAAACTTCCAACGTTTCGGTAAGATGAAAGGTTGTGGTAAGATTGTTGAGTGGTCTGTAAGGGATGAATCTTTACACGTTGAAGGTATCTCTCACTTGTTTAGAGCATTCTGTGCTGAGAACGCAAGGATTGTTGACAACGATATGAAAAAAGAAATCTATAAAATGTCAACTGAAATTGTAAAACTTGAAGATGCATTTATTGATCTTGCATATAAAATGGGTGAACCAGAAGGTCTACCTAAAGAAGATGTTAAAAAATATATCAGATATATAGCAGATAGAAGACTTTTACAAATGGGATTAAAAACAAACTTTAAAGTTAAAGACAATCCTATACCTTGGTTAGAGTGGATATTAAATGCAGCTGATCATACAAACTTCTTTGAAAACAGAGTAACAGAATATGAGGTTGCTGGATTAACAGGTGATTGGAAACAAGCATATAATGCACCATCAGATAGAGTTGTATGTGATGATGATGAAGGCACCTGCGAAATACTTCCAGCAGGCAAACAAGCTGTAGGATAAATATATGAGTAGGAAGACAGTTTTATGTGACCATTGTGAGGCATCTTATTCGGTGCAGTACGATATGGATGAGCAATACTTTCAACTTAAGTACTGCCCATTCTGTGGTGACGAACAACCTGAAGAAGATGAATACAACATGATAGAGGATAACGATTATGATTGATGGGTTTAAAAATCCAAACGTTAAAAGCTTTACAACATTCTTTGAAGAAAAGAATGCCCCTAAAGATGATGACTACAATATGGTTATTCTTCATATTCTTGAAGATGATTCACCAACAGTAAAAAGACTAGAAGAAGAGTGTAAGAAAAAGAACATTACATTTTTTAATTGTTTAGTTGATGGTGCTTATGTTGAAGAAGGTATTCTCTATGCTCGAAAGTCAGAAAAAGGATTTGAATTAACGGACAATACAGTTGTCATGGTTCTAGGTGATCTTCAAAAGAAGAACGCATATTTAAATTTTTTATCTGAACTTGAAAGAGTTGGTTGTACTTTAGTCAATAGTAGAAGAACTATTGAAGTATGCTCAGACAAATATAGAACTTATCTAAATCTCAAGAATGCTGATATCGAACAGCCAAAAACAGTTTTAATTCCAAACAAAGATGCAGCTGAAGATGCTCTAGAAAAACTAGGATCAAAGTTTCCTATTATTCTAAAGACAACTACGGGTTCAAAAGGTGTTGGAGTTATCTTTATTGAATCAGAAAGAAGTTACAACGCAACTGTACAATTGTTATATAAAATTGACGATGACGTTGAACTTCTTATTCAAGAATATATTAAGACAGATGGTGATATCAGAGTATTAGTATTAGGAAAAACAATTCTTGCATCAATGAAACGACATGTAATTGATGGCGACTTTAGATCAAACTATTCTCAAGGAGGCAAGGTATCGAAATACAATCTTTCAGACTTAGAAAAAGAAAAAGTTTTGTTGGCTGCAAAAAAAGTCAATGGAAAATATGTTGGAGTAGATTTTATTCCTACAAAAGATGGCCCAAGAATTATTGAAGTAAACCATTCACCAGGTTCTCAAGGGATAGAGAAAGCAACAGGACCAGTTATCGATAAAGTTGTTGACTATTGGAGTGATCCTAAACACAGAGTACATACACCAGAAGAATGTGGTTTCCTAGAAGTAATTAATGTACATCCATTTGGCTCAATCATTTCAAAATTTGATAGTGGTAATTCATCTTTGCCAGTAATACATGGTGAAAAAATTCAATACGATGACAAAAATAAAATAGTGCATTGGATATTATTTGGTAAGAAGATGTCAAGACCTTTAGATCACATAATGAAAGTAAATCTTGGTGGTCTAAGAGATTATTCAGAAAAAAGATATGTTGTAAAATTAGATATAGATTTTGCAGGTAAAACATATAAAGATGTATCATTTACAATTGACGACAGAAAAAGTAGAACTAGAATATTATTAAATAGAGACTTAATGGTACGGATGAACGTAATGGTGAATCCTCAAAGAAAATATGTCTTGACAAACAAGATAGAAAGTGATAGGATGAAAGATAATGAGAGTACAATCAGCAAAAGCAAAGGGTAGACGACTCCAACAATGGGTGCGTGACCAACTGATAGAAAAATTAGAAGTCCACAGAGAAGACATTGAATCAAGATCAATGGGTGCAGGTGGCGAAGATTTGATTATGGCTCGTGATGCACGAAACAAATTCCCATATTCAATCGAATGTAAAAATCAAGAAAAGATTAATGTCTGGCAATCATATGAACAGGCGAAAGAAAATTCTAAAACTTATGAACCTATTGTAGTAATGAAACGCAATAATTCAAAACCTTTAGTCTTAGTAGATGCAGAATATTTTGTATCACTACATAAAAAAAATAATAACAATGGGAGTAGCGATGCCGAAAATGAGAATGTTCCAATTTTGGAACGAGACGGGTCTTAAAAAAGAAACGGAACAACTGTCTTTAAAAAGAGCTGTCAAAGCAGTACAGGGAGATTATAAAGATAAGTTTATTGGAGTAGAATATATTACTAAGAAAGGTAATATGACTACCGACACAATTAAATTACCTTACGGAAGAAAATACCGTCAAGCGTTAGTAATGGAAGCCAAAAGGGCAGCTGCTAAAAAAGCAATGGAACGAAGGTAGTTTATGGCTCTAAGAGCAAACGAGTCTGGTTACGAAAAACCTAGACCAAAAAGAACCTCACAATCAACGAGGAATAAGAGAGTTAAATTATCTTCTATGAATAAAGCAAAGAAGAGACAATTTAAATCTTACAATCAACAGGGGCGACCCTAATTTAAAGGAGTATATTATGAGTGAATCACATAATACAATTACAAGTGCAGTAGAAACCTATACTCAAGAAAACGATAAGTTTGTTGAGAAAGGTGTTAAATCTGCTGGAACAAGAGCAAGAAAAGCATTGGCAGAATTAGGTAAAGCTGTCAAACTTAGACGAAAAGAAATACAAGAAGCGAAGAACGCTGCGAAACCATCAGCATAGACTCCCACACATAGGCGTGGCATTTGCCACGTCTAGCAGACATAGGATTTGAAATGAAAGTATTAGTAATTACAGCACACCCCGATGATATGGAAATGTCTATGGGTGGAACAGTTAAAAAACTGATTGATAATGGTGATCAAGTTGATAATATTATTATGTGTACAGATACACAAAAAAAATTAATTAATAAAAAGTTTGTTGTTGTTAATGATAGACAAGAAGCAATTGATAAAAGTACAAAAATATTAGGACATAATTCTATATTATATAATAATTCACTTGGAACTACATCACCTGGTCATTGTGGTACAACTACACGACCTCAAATAAGTCACGCCCTTGTAAGAGAGTTTGAAAATCTTTACAACCTTAGTAATTATGATTTACTAGTAACACATTGGCATGAGGATTGGCATCAAGACCATAAAATGTGTTATGATCTTGTAAACATACTTAAAAGAAATCAACCAATCAATGTAATGTATATGGATGCGTTTCCTTATAATGCAAAGTACAAAGAATTTGAAGCAAATATATTTTACGATATCACAAACCAATGGCAAGCAAAAGAAGAATGCATTAAAGCATTTACAAACTTAGATACAAATTGGGTTGAAAGAATAAAAGCATACAACTATTATAGAGGTAGTTATGTAAAAAAAGGATTTGCTGAGTGTTTTAAAATCGACACAATGTTAATGTAATGTTAGATAACGAAGTAAAAAAGTGGATATCAGAAACACTATCTCAACCAAATGAAATATTTGGTGGACTACCACCATGTCCTTATGCTAGAAAAGCATGGGCAGACGGAAAGGTAAAAATAATAACAGACACATTCACTTATGATTATGACAAACTTATTTCTGGCGAACTAGATGTAATATTGATCGTGCTAGAGGGAGCGACCTTTGAAAGCCTTTTAGTGGAGAAAAAATCTCTGCTGAAAAATTTGCCCACAGGGTTCGTTATACTAGAAGATCACCCAGAGCAAAAAGAAGAAGTATCGGGGTTAAATTTAAATTTTGGTAAACCTTGTTTGTTTATTCAAAATAGGAAGAAACTCGTAATCGCAAGAGAGTATCTAGAAAGTACAGATTACTACAAAAATTTTGATAAGGAATACCTAGATGATATACACCAGAATTAATCTATTCAACACATATTATCAAACAAAAGATTTTGCAAAGTTAATACATAATCCAAACCTTGATGAGTTAAAAGATATTTACATTAAATACTGTAAACACAAAAAATTCAAAAGTATTCAACCGTTATTTGAATATGAAATACAAGACAATTTAATTATGGGTTATGAGCATGAAGGTAAATTAGTTGCATTCACAATGTTAAGAAGACTTGACAAAAAGAATATAGAAAGTTTTCAGTTTGCATGGGATTATGAAGCACCAGAACTTAAAATTGGCATTCTAAGTTTAAAACATGAAATCGCATGGGCAAAAGAGAATGGATATAATTATCTTTATATGGGATTAGATGATAGGTATAAAAGAAACTTTGACGGATACGAACAATGTCCACCAGCATAAAATACCCATAAATAATTAAATGATACATTTCTGTGTACTTAAATATGGTAAAGAACTAAAAGGTAGTTTTACGACTAACTTGGCGAATGAATTAATTAAACCTATTCAAGAACACAATATAAAGTTTCATTGTTATACCGATGATCCTAGAGGACTTGATCCTAGATTTGAAATTCATCCATTATTAGAAGAAGATATAAAAAAGCATATTCATTGGAATATGTTTAAATTTTTCAATCCTAATTTTATCAATGCTGAAGAACATGATCAAACTATCTACATGGATATTGATATGTTATGGAATCAAAATCCCTCACCAATGATAGATCATATAGTAGATAAAAATGAACTTATTGCAATTCATAGACATTGGCAAAATTTAGATACTCTAGACAAATGCGAACTACATGATAGTTTTATTAAATTCAATTCTTGGGATTTAGCAGACTTAGGAAAGATATACTTTTCAGACCCCGAACATTGGCAAAAACACTATTATGAAACAGGTCAATGTTCCATACCTAGATATGGAGTACAAAACTTCATATGGGAACAAACTACTAAATTAGCCACCCATAGGATCACATATCTGCCGTCAGAATGGGTGTTTAAGTCTCACATAGACAAACATACTCTATATGCTGAACAGTACGAATTAAAGACCGGCAGAGACTATTATACAGATTTCGATAACGCAATTTTACATTATCCCACATAGAGCATCCATATAAATACGTTATATAATGAATTTGTTTTTTCAAATATTAGTTGAGTTTGGATTGCCAGTTGCATCAGCAACGGTGATGGGTGTCTTTATATACATCATACTTAAATATATTTTGGATTCAGTCGTGGGGCAAGTAGCCAGTATGCATGGAATTATAATGGGTTTAGATAATAGAATCAAAACCATGAATAATGACATGATAAAATTGGACTTACTTATATCTCATGCTTTGGATTTGCGACCTGATGAAGATAGAATATCGAGAGCAGAAGGCAAGGCAGATGCAAGGAAAGATTAATGACAGTAATCGAAATATTAAATCAGTATGGCTTTGCCACTCTAGCTGCAATAGCAATGGGTTGGTTTATATTTTTCATCTATAAATTTACTACCGAACACATAAAAACAAAATTAGGACAAGCTAACACAGCTTTGATTGGTCTGTTGGATAGAATACGAATGTTAGATAATGATTTAATTAGATTAAGATCAAAGTTAAATACAGTTTTAGAATTACAGGAACATAAAAAAAATGAAGAAAATAAAAACATATCTAAAACAGACGACACGATTCGGTAAAATTATAAATAGCAATGATATGAGAACACTTAAAATGGTGTTTATTGGCACCCTTTTTTATGTTTTTGCGAGCTCAATAAGCATGGCTTCAGACTTGGTACATACCTTTAAGAATCCTGCCTTTAGTGGTAATGGGTATTCTAGTCATGTATTATCTATTGAACAATTACAACACAATAGACAGAAAGAGAACAAAGAAGCTGCTAAGTCAGCAGCTGCGGCAGCTGAAAGAGCAGAGAACAATACTACGATTAGTAAATTTATTAAGAACGTAGAAAGCAGAATTTATGCGAATTTATCTAAACAGTTGGTTGACAATATGTTTGGTGAATCATGCACAGGAACTTGTCCAACAAGTGGTACAGCCGAAGTAGAAGGTTCTACAATTTATTGGGTTAAAGATTCTTCGACTGAAGTTATAACATTAACAATAACTGATCCTAATGGTTCTGTTACAACAATGTCAGTACCTTTAGGAGATTTTAATTTTTAAGATGATGAGAATTATAGGAATATTTTTACTTGGGTTAATCTTAACAGGATGTGCTACGCACATGCAAGATAACATCAAGCGTGGATCAGAACCTTTTATTGAAGGTACTAATACACTTAATAAGTTAAAAGAAATTCCTAGTTTAGATAATCAACCTGAAATAACGATAGCAGTTTATTCGTTTACAGATCAAACTGGTCAGAGAAAACCTAGTCCAAATTTTTCTCAATTGTCAACTGCGGTTACGCAAGGACCAGATGTTTGGGTTATATCTGCTTTGAAAGCAGTTGGTGACGGAAAATGGTTTAAGGTTGTTGAAAGAAAAGGATTACAGAATTTAGTTAAAGAAAGACAATTAATAAGATCGACAAGAGAATTATATGATGGCGAACAACAAGCATCCAATATATTAAAACCATTGGTGTTTGCTGGATTAATTGTTGAAGGTGGTATTGTAGGATATGATAGCAATGTTAACAGTGGTGGCATTGGTGCAAGATATTTTGGTATAGGTGTAAGTGAACAATATCGTACAGACCAAGTAACAGTGGCGTTAAGATTAGTTGCAGTACAAACAGGAGAAATATTAATATCTGTTTCTGCAACAAAGACAATTGCTAGTTATAGTAAGGGTGGCGATGTATTTAGATTTTTGGACTTAGGTACAAAAGCATTAGAACTTGAGACAGGTGCAGCATCAAATGAGCCAGTTAGTTATGCAATAAGATCAACAATAGAACACGCAGTTTTGCAGATGGTATATGAGGGAGTTAATAAAAAACTTTGGAAAATGCAAAACGTAAGTAAAATAAAATAAGGGAATAAAAAAATGAGTAGATTTGCTAAATTGGTTATGTTTTTGATGACATTTACATTGCCAGTATTGGCGAATGATATTTACATTACCCAATCAGGTGCTACATTAACTTTGGATGTTTTACAAGACGGACAAAATAACACAATCGGTAATAGTACAACAGCATCAACTGTTACAGGTGCTACATCTAACTTTAATATCGATCAAGTTGGTGACTCAAACGTACTAACTTTTGATATCAATGGTGCTAACTATACAGGTGTTTTAAGTACAACAGGTAATAGTAACAACATTGACTTTAATTGTGATAGTGGTGGGTCTAACTCATCGTGTGCTACAGTTTCAGCAACTATTGTATGGGTTGGTTCTTCAAACGACTTAGACATTGATGTTGGAGAAACAGCAGATGCTACAGGTGCCACAATTAATATTCAAGGTGCCTCTGGTTCAGACAGTAATGTTATTGCAGCTACAATTGACGGTACAAGTGTTATATTAACTTTAAACGTTAATGGTGACACAAACAATTACTTAATTGATATTGACGGCAATGGTGACAGTATTGGTCATACACTAATACATACCCATGTAGGTTCAATAGCTGACGTGGACATTACACAATCAGGTGTTAATGATAACATGATCACTTTAAATACAACTGGCGACAATCACAATATAGACATTATACAAAGAGACTAATGAAACTGTTTAGCATATTTTTTACCATACTTGGTATGATGGTTATATGCTCACAGGAAGTACAAGCAAGTATAGGACAAGTTTCTTTACATGAAGGTAATGCAAACATTGATAGAAAAAATGGTGAAAAAAGTATTACCGTTGAAAAAAATTTAGATGTATTTTCATATGATACTGTAAAAACAGGTAATGGTAAAGTTGGTATTGAGTTTATTGATGATACTAGAGTTGATGTTACTCAACATTCCAAACTTGTCATAGATGAATTTGTTTATGATCCTAATACTAAGACAGGTAAGTTATCATTAAAAGCAAAACTTGGTACAGTAAGATACGCATCAGGTCAGATCGCTAAGAACTCAGCTACAAACGTTACAATAACAACACCAACGGCAACGATTGGTGTTCGTGGTACTGACTTCACAATGACAATAGATGAAATAGGTTCATCTACAATTATTCTTTTGCCGAGCTGTGATACGACAGGTGCTTGTTTTGTTGGTGAGATTAGTGTAGAATCAGATGCAGGTCAAGTTATTTTAAATCAAGCATTTCAAGCAACAGTAGTTGATACTTTTACATCTAAACCTTTATCACCAGTGATATTAGATTTAGATGAAGAAATGATTGGTAACTTATTAATCGTATCTAAACCAGCAGAAATTGCAAAACAAGAAAAAACTGAAGCTTTAGTTGATGTAGCAGATGCTTTAGATTTAGACTTTTTACAATTTGATGATTTAGAAATTGACTATCTAGAAGAAGATGAAAGTCAATTTGCAACAGGATTAGATATAGACTTCTTAGAACAAAATTTCTTAGCAGATATTTTAGCACAAATTAATTCAGAATTAGCAAAGGCAATGAGATCAGAGTTTGATAAACAAAAATCTTCTGATGGTATTGTACTAGGAAAGAATGCTGAGACTGGTGTAATTATTTTAGATGAAGACCCTCAATGGGTATGGATTAGAGAAGCTGCTAGTGGTAGTTATATTGAATTACGATTAGATAAGGAGTATGGTTATATACTAAATATAATACAGGTCGAATTTGAACAATACGACTTTGAACTAGGAGGTATAGAAAATGCGATTACTATTCAGCAAACTAATTAGTTTATTAATACTAATTACACCTGTTTATGCAAACGATTTAGATTTAACTGTTATCACTTCATCAGGTGGTACTTTTAATTCACTACAAGACGGAGAAGATAATTCTATTGATTTTGAAATACAAAGTATGAATGGATTTGTTATTGACCTAGATCAAATAGGTGATGATAATTCTATTGACATAGATGTTGACGGAAGAACAAGCAATGGTTCTTCAATGACAATTAATCAGACTGGTAATAACAATAGTTATTCTGGTAGTTTTTGGTGTGGTGCAGCTTACTGTACAATGACAGTAAATCAATGATAAAGGAATATTTAAAAATTATAGGTCTAGGAATACTAGCAGTTATATTTCATTGGAAAACAATTGCATTCTATCTTTTTATGGCATTTTGTTTTTGTTTAATGTTAATACAACAAGGACTATTAGCTGCATTGATGATTATTCCAATAATATACTTTTTGAAATTAATCGGTAAAATCTTCTAATGAAGAAGTATCTGACACATTGGTTAACAGCATTCATTACGCTGTTTGTATTAACATATGTCGGATTACAACAACCAGCATTCAAAGAAGTTTTAAAACTTAAAGTATTCGACTCTTATCTAGCAAACGATCCTTTTGCAACTGAACCATCAAAAGATATTACAATCATAACAATAGATGAAGCTGCCATAGAAAAATATGGTCAATGGCCTTGGCCTAGAGACATACTTGCTCAACTGATTGTTGATTTAAGACAAGCAGAAACTGGCATTATTGTTATGCCAATATTGTTTAGTGAAGCAGATAGATTTAGTCATGATGAAGTTTTTTGTGAAATGTTAAAACAAGGCACAGTTATTGCTCAGGTAGGAACAACACAAAAAAGAACATCTAATCCTGTTCCTAGAGGAGTTGCAAAGATTGGTAATCCTCTTGCATTTTTATATGAGTGGCCAGGAATGGTTGGACCATATCCACCACTTGCAGAATGTTCAAACGGAGTAGGAGTAATTAATACTGCACCAGAGATCGATGGTGTTGTAAGAAGAGTACCATTGTTAATGAAGATTGGTAATGAAGTATATCCTAACATGGCAATCGAAACAATAAGAGTTGCAGTTGGTGATCCTAGTTATCAAGTTAAAGCAGATCAGTTTGGTATTGTTGCAATGAGAGTACCTGGTTATGATACTATAAAGACAGATGCAAACGGAAGAATATGGGTTCGTTGGAATCAAAACTTCAATACAATATCAGCATCTAGTACAGATTTTTCTCAAGCAAAAGGAACTACTATTATTATTGCAATGACAGCAGAAGGTTTGGGTGGAGTTGTTGCTACACCTATTGGGGAACAATATGATTATGTAATATCAGCAAATACATTACAAACAGTATTAGACGGAACAAATATTGAAAGATATGATTCACTTGTAGAAACTATCATTGCATTTGTATTAAGTGCTTTGATGATTGTACTAATAAGATATTCAGCATATTGGTTAATTGGACTTGGGATTTTATTTGTATCTGCAACATTACCAATATATGCTAATTTCTTTTTTATTACAAATTTATTACTTGTAGATATCACATGGATATTATTAACTTTCTTAATAGTGGCATTTCATTCTACATTCCTAAGATTCATATTAGAGTTTAATCAGAAACAACAAATAAGAAAACAATTTGAAAAGTATCTAGACCCTAGACAAGTAGCAATATTAGTTAAAGACCCTAGTAAATTAAAACTTGGGGGAGAGAGAAAAGAAATGTCATTCTTGTTTATGGATATTGTAGGGTTTACACCTATTTCTGAATACTATAAGAACAAAGATGACCCAGAAGGTTTAGTTGATGTAATTAATGATTACTTAAATCGTATGTCAATAATAGTATTAAAGAATGGTGGAACGATTGATAAGTACATGGGTGATTGTATTATGGCATTTTGGAATGCACCATTAGATTGTCCTAACCATGCAGAAATGGCAGTTAAGACAGGAATAGAATGTGCTGAAGAAACAGATAAAATTAAAGCAGAATTTAAAGAACGAGGACTACCAGATATTAATATAGGTTCAGGTGTCAACACAGGTACATGTATCGTAGGAAATATGGGTAGTGAAATGAGATTAGATTATTCAGTTATCGGAGACGCTGTAAATCTAGCTGCAAGACTCGAAGCAACGACAAGGAACTACAAAGACGAGAGTGGTAAAGTTACCCCTCTACTCTATTCATCTTTTACAAAAGAACAACTCAAGAACATCAAATCAATAGAAGTTGATAAGATTAAAGTAAAAGGGAAAGAGGAGTTAATTACTATATTCAAACCAAAGTAATTTGCTTTATGCTATTTTTGCCCTTGACAAAAGGATAAAAATAGTGTAGTTTAGTAGTGTAGTCGGAGCTTAAGGCCTTTGTAGGACACAATTTCATTGAGATTGCTGTCACATCATCGGTAAGACGATGCACCCTAGAACGATTAATTTTCGAATTAATCTACCCACAGTCTGAATTTGGCCATTCAGAGACTACACTCTAAATAATAGGGAAATGTACGAAAAATGAGGAATCACCTAAAAAACGGGGCGCTAGCATCGCCGAGCAACCTGCCTAAAGAGGTCTTCCCTTACTATGCCACCCCCAAAAAAGCATGCTTTTTAAGGAAAATTAACCCTTGACATTATAGGGGATTTAGTGTATTATGAGATCAATGATTAAAATTATATTATGGATAATCGTAGGAATGATTCTTGTTCAATTGCCATGGAGTGGTATATTTGAAGCTTTGGGTTATTTCTTTTTAGAACTTGCTAACAGATAGGAGTACCAGTGGCATACGAAAGACAATTTAAACATAAGAAACAATATCAATCAAAAGAAGGTGGATATAAAAAACCTTTTAAGAAAGATGACAATTATAGGAAACCTGAAGGTCTAGAGGTTATTGTAAGAAACAATGACATACAAAAGGCTTTAAGGAAACTTAAACGTATGGTCAAAGATTCTGGTCTTCTAGAAGATATGAAGAATCATGCACACTATCGCAAGCCGAGTGAAATCAAAAGAGAAAAAAGAAAAGCAGGAATTGCTCGTTGGAAAAAGAAAAGAAAAGATATTAGAAACGATAAGGGATATTAAAATGATAAAAATATATACTGGCCCCAATTGTGCCTTTTGCGTTCAAGCAAAAAATTTACTACAAAGAAATAATAAAACTTATACTGAACTACCTATACAAGAGGGAACTAACTTAAATGAAATGTTAACTCTTTCTCAAGGTATGAGAACGGTGCCACAAATTTTTATTGATGATGTTCACATTGGTGGATATGATCAGTTAAGAGAATATGAAAAAAGTGGTCAATTAAATAAAACTCTTCTTACAGAAGACGGTGATAATGGATAATGATAATCAACCACCTGAAGATAAAGAAAAAGGAAATATCGTAAAAGGCCCTTGGTTAGATGATAACGATATTTCAAAAGAAGTTATAGAAGAGATTGAAAGAATTGCACAACAAGACGCAATAGATAGAGCAAATGCAACAAAACCATACGAAGAAAAGATTGTTGTAAGTTTAATTGAATATTTCCAAAAAGCAAATAGTAGAAAGCATCAACTAAAACAATTATCAGATTTAAATAATAGTAAATCAAGTATGATTGAGGGATTGAGATTAGAGAATAAGAAGTTAAAAGAGATTATTACAATACTTGAAAAAGATATTAAAATCTTACAAGTGGCAGCTGGAGACGATAAGGAATGATTATAATTGACATGAATCAAATTAGTGTTGCTAGTTTAATGATGCAATTAGCAATGGATAAGACTAAGATTGTAGAAGAGGATAAAGTAAGACACATGATCCTTAACTCTATCAGAATGTATAGATCACAATTTCACGAAGAGTATGGTGAGGTTGTACTTGCATATGACAGTAAACATTATTGGCGTAGAGATTTCTTTCCTAATTATAAACAGAATAGAAAAAAGTCAAGAGACAAAGATAATAATGATTGGGAATCTATATTTAATTGTCTAAACAAAATTAAACAAGAAATTAAAGATTATCTTCCTTACAAACATCTTGAAGTAGATGGCGCTGAGGCAGATGATATAATTGCCACACTAGCAAAAAATTATCAAGAAGAAAAAATGATGATAATTAGTGGGGATAAAGACTTCATACAACTACATAAATATAAGCAAGTACGACAATATAGTCCTATACTAAAAAAGTTAGTAGAGGGTCATGATCCGATTGACTATATAAATGTACATATGTTAAAGGGAGATTCGTCTGATGGTGTTCCTAATGTATTGTCAAATGACAATGTATTTGTTGAAGGCTTAAGACAAAGACCTCTAAGTAAGAAGAAGATTGAAGCGTGGAAAGACGGTATGTTTGAAGGTACTATGGCAACTCAAGAGATTATAAGAAATTATGAACGTAATAAGACACTTATTAATCTAGATCATTGTCCTAGTGAATTACAAGAAAATATCCTACAAACTTATACTGAAGCACCATGTGGTGATCGAAGTAAAATATTAACTTTCTTTATCGATAATCGATTAAAGGAATTAACTGAAAGTATAGGAGACTTTTAATATGCCAACAAGCAATGCGTTAGAAAATTCTGGTTCAAGTTTATTGATGTCAGAAATTTTAGAGAAAATACATAAAGCGAAAACAAAAGCTGATAAACTAAAAATCTTGAAAGAGAATGATACAGCAGCTTTAAGAATGGTTCTTAAATCATCTTTCGATCCTAAGATCGTATGGGTGATGCCAGTAGGTGAAGTACCATTTAAACGAAATGAGGTTCCAATGGGAACTGAACATACAAGACTTTCTTCTGAGGCAAGAAAATTATATCACTATGTAAAAGGTGGTGATAATGATACACCTCAACTTAGAAAAGAAACAATGTTTATTCAAATGTTAGAAGGTCTACACGAGTCAGAAGCTGATGTTATTATAGCTGCAAAAGATAAAAAATTGCATCAAGTATATAAAGGATTATCTAAAGACTTAGTTAGAACTGCTTTTGATTGGAACGAAGACTTTAATAGAAAAGAAGCATAGGTGGTAAGATGCAAGTTTCTGATTATATCAGAACTTTTCACAAACTTGATAGTGTAATTTGTAACGACTTAATTCAGTATTACAAAGAACATGGGTCTTGGAGTGAGTCAACATTCTCATCAAATACAGAAAACACTGGTAAGTCTAGTGTTAGTATGAATCAGTATTGGGTTACACCAAAAGATAAGTTTTATAATATTTTAAATAAAACTTTTAAAAGTGCTGTTGATGATTATATAAAAGAATATACTCGCATCACACCAGTGGCATATACTGCCTTTAGATTAAATCATTATGCAGAAGGTGGGTTTATGAGAAACCATACTGACAATATTTACAAAAGTCATGGTCAGCAATATGGATATCCTCATTTAACTTCACTAGTATTTCTTAATGATGACTATGAAGGTGGTGAATTTCTTATGTGTAATTCTACACAAAAATTTAAACTTAAACAAGGTAGCGTAATTGTATTTCCTAGTAACTTTATGTTTGATCATGAAGTTGCCAAAGTTACAAAGGGAAATCGTTATACCTGCATGACATGGGTAATGTAATGAGAAAATTAAATCATCAGAAAATCTTTCCTACACATATTTTTCAAATGGATAATTTTTATGGTTTCAGAAAGGAACTATTAGATAACATTCATTTAAGTTATGAACCACACATACCAAATTGGCAATCAAGACCAAATTTACATCAATCAGAAAACTTCAAAAACTTTTCAGATCAAATTTTAGAAACAAGTAAAGAAGCAATTAGAACATTAAAATATGATTTTGATGATATTCGTATTACGGATATGTGGGCAAATGTATTGAAACCAGGTGAGTATCATGCCCCACACACACATTCAAATAATTTCCTAAGTGGCGTATGGTATGCAGAAGCAGAGAATACTTCTGGCATCTGTTTTTCTGATCCTAGAACACAAGCAAATGTAATAGTACCATCATCAAATCCTAATATCGATACTGCAACCGTCCTAGAATACAAGGCCGAATCGAATCGAATCTACCTATTTCCTAGTTGGATTTCTCATTGGGTTCCTGTATTAAAGGAGAACAAAACTAGAACATCTGTATCTTGGAATGTTCAATTGTACGGAAACGTAGGAAAATCAACCACTTATCAGAGTGCTTTTTTTCAATAAAATGCCAAATTAACCCTTGACTTATACTAGTCTGTATGTTATGATTAGTAATAATAAAAAAGAGAGGTTAATATGTACAAAGTAGAAAAAACAGCAGAAACACTTTTTGAGGGTGTTACTAACATGACCAATGGTGCCAAAGAGGACTATATTAAAATGTCAACTAGGGGCGAAGAAGAACTATCTGGTTATTGTAAACAACAAGTTGATACTTGGGATGACCAAATCAAAGTAAAAGCTGGACAAAAGTATATCAAAATAATTAGAGATCATTCAGTATTTGCGTTTGTGAATATCAAAAATCCTAACTTTAAAGTTGGAGATATATTCAAACCTGCGGGTTTTAACAAACCTGCTTTGAATGCAGCGAGAGGAAACGTTCTTGAGGGTGGATACCACATTCAATGGACTGGTCCTTTATATTTAAAATAACAGAGAGGTGAATATGAAAACAACATTTTTTGGAATTATATTTATGCTGTCAACGGTAGTTGCAGTAGGAAGTATTGAAGATTGTCAAGGTGCCTGTATGGGCAATGAGAATTGGTTACTGTTTGCAGTAGCAACTGTCGTTATGATAGTGAGTGCATTGCTAACTGTGATATATCAATACGAAGACTAATTACGAGTTTGGCTCTTGCGACCTCTCAACCTCATCATCAAATGCAAGAGTCACACATCCACACTATATTATGAGGTTGTTTGAAACGTGGGTGTATAAAGTAGGGGAGCGACATTCTGTTATGCTCCCCTACACTTTTTTAAAGAGATTATGATGAATAAAAAAGAACGATTACAAAAAGCAAAAAAAGATCATTACAAATGGATTAGATCACTTGGCGTTGATATAGACATATCAACTGGCAAAATAAATGCAGAGTTTGTAGGGAATCCTTTTCCTAATTACAAATCAGATAGAGTCACACCACCCACTTCTGATAAAATATGTGGCATTGGTGCAAAAAAATACTATCCTACTTTGATACTACCAGAAGGTAAGGCGATTAGTATCGCTTACAACAAAGGTGCGTATCAGATAGTAGATAAGGAAGATTTAAAACATGGGTAAACATTTAAAGACCTCTATGGACGAAAAAGTAATTGCTTATCTAGCAATAGAATTATATAAGAAAGACCCTCTAAACACAACATTAAACAAGTTTATGAGTATGAAAAACGAAGAAGGTTATACTTTAACAAAAATAATAAATAAATTTAAAGATACGGGTGAATACCCCGATCACTATAATACAGATGGTACATGGAAGTATCCTGGTGGGAAAATATCTTTTGAGGAATTTGCTAAAACGTAATGGAAAAGAAGTTTATAGGAAATATAGTTGGTGTTGATGGTGGCACAAAGAAACAACGTTCAGACGTTTATGAAATGTCATTTTGGTTTATTGATAACTATCTTGCTAGACATAGATCACTAGACATAGACATATGGCTAAGACCAGCAAAAGATATTGATGATTGTCATGGGTTTGTTGAACGTGGTGACAATGGACGACAACACTATGAAATAGAATTAAACAAAGAATTAAAAGGTGATGATTTTACAACATTAGTATTTCATGAACTAACACATGTATTACAATACGCAAAAGGTTTATTAAAAGATTTAAACAAAAAAGGAACTAAGGTTTGGTGGCGTGGTTTTCAATATGAAAATTTTGATTATTATAAACAACCTTGGGAAAGACAAGCATACAGAAAACAAGAAACTATTAACAAAGCTTGGAAAGAGTATGTAAAAACAAGGAAAAAAAAGATATTGACAATTGATGTCAAATGATATAGAATAGAATCATGAACATATTTGAATTACATAAAGACCCAACAATTTGTGCTGAAATGCATCTAGATAAACATATTGTTAAGATGCCTGTTGAATATGCTCAATTATTGAGTACAGCTCATAGGGTTCTTGACGGAACTGAATACATCGGTGAAACTAAGACAGGTCGTAAAGCAAAACGATGGCGATTAGATGATGATAGAGAAAATGTTTTATACAAAGCATCACATGTAAAACACCCAGATGGTATATGGTTAAGACAAACATCAGGTAATTACTACAAACTATTCTTTTTATACATGGCTACTCTTGCAGAATTTACATATAGATACGGAAAAATACATGGTGCAAGTAAACCCTCATTATATTTACAGAGAGCACCTAAAAACATACCAGAGGGTCCTATAACTGAATTACCACAATGTATGCCAGACTATTGCAAAGGCGATAATGTTATTGAAGCATATCATAAATATTATATCAATGAGAAAAAAGGTTTTGCATCGTGGAAAGGCAAAATACAATCAAGATCAATTCCGTCTTGGTACTCGGAGGTCAATGCCTAAGAAATATTTACTAGACACTATATGGTTTTGGACAAAGATGGTTAGTGTAATATTGCTTATATCAGCATTTTGTTATTTTTGGGGAACAAATAATCCAAACAAATCAGCAATTGCAAAAGTAGAAACAGTATTAGATAATGAATATATTTTAAAGATAAAACAAATAGGATTACACGAACCTAGTTTTGAATACAGAGACGCTAAACAATTTGTTAGAGCAATTCACAAATGCATTGACTATTTAAATTTTAGTACACCAAGAGAGAATCGTGTACCATACGAAATGATCATAGGACAAGCAGTATTAGAGTCTGGTTGGGGTGATAGTAGATTTGCAAGAGACGGAAATAATTTATTTGGCATAAGAACTTTTAGTAAAGACGTAAAACATATGTTACTACAAGATGCCACAGAATGGCCAGGTTGGGGTGTAAGAGTATTTAAAACTAAGTGTGATAGTACAAAAGAATACTTAAGATTATTAAATGAACATCCAGCATATGAAAAATTTAGAGAGACAAGAAGAATGTTATTAGCACAAAACAAACCTCTAGATTCTTTTGTTTTGATTAAAACAATAGATAAGTTTTCAACAACAAAAGATTACGATCAAAGAGTCATAAGGATGATAAATAAAATTAGAAAAATGGAAGAGATCAGATGATAGGTTTATTTTTCGTTGGAATTATTGTAACGGTGTTAGTTTTACTTCTATTATTATATGTAAGGAAGTATGATTGACCTAATTTGGCCCTTGACAATTAGTATAGGATATGTTATAGTAACCTATATATTTGTGATATTATTATTAAAAAAATGGAACAATGAAGACCCTAAAAACTAAGAAAAAAAAGAAACCAATAAAGAAACCCGAAAAAAGAGAAGTTGTAGGGTTTTATTACAATGGTTATACAGGCGAGTCTAAGACTTTGTACAGAGAGAAAAAATAATGCCAACATATATTTTAAGAAATACAGAAACAGACGAACAGTTTGAAGAATTTTGTACTTGGGATGAACTAGATAAGTTTTTGAATGAGAATCCTAAGTTTCAACAAGTACCATCAGCTCCTCATATCGTAGGAGATCATATTATGGGTGCAGGTCCAAAAAATGATAATGGGTGGAAAGAAAATATGGCTAAAATTGCTCAAGGACATCCTACTTCTGCTCTTGCAGATAGATATGGTTCAAAGAGTACTAAAG